TAAAATTCCAGGGTGGATCAGCGTAGATAATTTTATATTTTTTTTTTGGAAAATTAATCATGTTTATTAAACTTTAACTTTTCCATTTCTTGTTTTAATTGTTCTAAAGTGAACCCTGTAGATTTTTGACAATAGTGTTCGGCACAATAATCTCTACCTTTCTCAACCACATCGGCTTTTTTTTTACACTTACAACAAAGCCTTTGGTCGCCATAAATATTAATTAAGTTTGGATCAATTCCATTTGCCATCTTGTAAAATCTCTATTGGGGTTAAAATATCTTTAGGGATGTAATGACACTTTGGTCGCCCATTACCTAAATTAGTTAAATATTTATTTGTTCCTAAAACATGGCTTGAATTGATAAAACCACAAATTTCGTAAATAGGTGATTTATCTATTACTAAAATATAAATTTCGTTAGGCTTTGCACCTTTTGGCCTAATAATTAAACCATTATTTTCTTTTGGCATTTGACAACGAATTTGTAAATGCAAGTCATGATAAATTAGATCAGGATTGTTGCCATGATTAACATGGTAAGTAAATTCTATTTGTAATAATTTTGAACAAGCTAACTCTGCTCCACTACCACTTATTGATCTAGCAATTTTTTCGTTTAGTGAACTTTTATATCCATGACCCCACTCTTGATTTAATCGCATTGACTCAAAAACTCTAGTCAAGCCATTATTGGCACTAGCCATTAATTCATATAAATCTAGTTTAACTTGTTTCATATTAAATCAACAATTTATTTCCTTTTTTTAAATTTTGTTTAGCTGTTAAATATTGAAGATTATTTTCAACATGAAAACCACAAACTATAGGATTATTTAAAGGAACAATGTGATCTACATGGTAACCTTTAGGACAATTTTTATAAATTTCTTTTATTTTTTCTAAATTACACCATTTGGGTATAGCTCTTAATTTAATTGCTCTCCTCTTATTCATTCTTGCTTTCATTAAAGCAATTGCTTCTGGTCTTTTAAAATATTCTTTTCTATAATTAAAAAATTTTTCTTTGCCACCTCTTTTATAATAATATTTTTTAAAATATCTTAACCTTGCCTCTTTCCCTTTTTGTGTAAGACGATAATTATTATCCCAAACTTTTCTTGCTAAATTTCTTTTTTTTTGCCAAATTGGATTATCTCTATATTTTTGTTCTCTTATTTTTCTTAATTCTTTACCTTTTTTTGTTTGAGCATACTTTTTACTACAAGCTTTTCGCTTACTTGATCTATTATAAATGTAATTAGATAATTTAGCTTTATCAGTTTTTCTATAAACTTTTCTACAACAAGCTTTTGAACAAAATCTAACTTTTTTATTTTTACCCTTTAACTTAATTTCTTTGTTACAATGTTCACAATTTTTTACATCTATTCCAAAATATTTTTGTTTTTGTTTCATAATAACCAATTTCCTTTTTCATCTTGACAATAAGAAGCAACAATTGGTTTATTGTTGTAAATATAAAATCCCCATAACTCACCATTACCATCTTTAAATTTTGGATTGTCATACCAAGTCGCTTTACTTTCATAAGCATCATCACAATTGGTAAAATTTTTTATTAAAATTTTTTCGTAAGTTAAGTTTGGGCTAGTTAATAAAACTAAAATTAAAAAGGATTTCATTTTGATAAATTCCTTTTTATAAAAGTTAGTAATTTAGGATTTTGTAAAAATACTTTACAAAACTCACTACCAATAAAAGTTGCGACCCCCTCCTCACCTAAATTTTTTAAACGAATCGCTGACTTGTCGGCAATAAAATGAGCTATTTCATGTAATAAAGTATCAACATAAGAAATTTTTCCTAAATTTTCTTGTATTGCTATGGTAGATTCGTTTGGGTTGTAATACCCATAGATCATTTCTTTTTTGGCTTGTTTATTAGATAATTTAACGATTTTAGCTTTAAAATTACGATATTTTATCTCTTTAAGACTCATAATTGATAATATTCTTATAACCATAATATGAATAGTTTCAATAATTAAAAAAAAGATATACAAAAAGATTGCAATTTCTTATAAAAAAATTATACCTTAATTATATGACGAATCGCCCAAGACAAATTGGAGAATGTTATACAAATTTTGGCCTAAAACACACTTCTAAGAGCCAAAACACAATCCCTGACGATGTACGTTTTTTTAGATACGTTTGTTTAACACCTAAAGAAAAATCGAACCTACCTACTAATTGCTCATTCATTGGTGGAACTTTATCACATGAAGTTTTGCAAGAATCTTTATGTGAAAATAAAAAAGTTGGAGATGTAATAGCTAGTGAAAAATTTAAAGAAAAAGTTGAAAAGTATGAGCCAATTAATGAAAAAGATAAAATAAAATTTGAGCATATTATCAAAAATATGAGTGCTTTATCAATGAATCATTTAACAAATATTGCATCATTACCTAGTCAAAAATGGGAAAATGAAAAAGAATATACACATTGGGATCAAAGAATTAAAACTTATTTTTTAGCTTATGTAGATTTAATTGGTCAAACTCATTTTGGAGATATTAAAAATGTTTTTGGAACTTTAGTAAAAACTAAAAGTGGATATTCTTATACTAAAAAGAAATGCCCTAAAGTACCTTTTCATAGTGATTGTTTGCAAATTGCTTTGTACTCAAAACTATTACCAAAACATATTCCATTTTTAACTTATGCTAGTGATAGCGACCATATAATTTTTACGCCTGATAATTGCATAGAATTAAGAAAAGAAAATTTAGAAAAATATTATGATGAATTAGTTTTATATCAAATGTGTTGGGAAAAAAAATTAGAACTAGCAAATGGCGATATAAAAACTCTAGCTTTACTTTGTAAGCCTGACTTTAGTGAAATAAGAAAAAATGGTTTTTGGTGGAATGGAATAGAGCCTGACTTAATTGAAAGATTTAGAGGTTACTATGAGTGATAATCAACCAAATGGAATTGTAAAACCACTAAGAGAAAGAGTTAAGGATTTAGAAGAAATAAATGAAGCACATCAAAAAAAGAATGGTCAATTAAGAGTCGAAATTCAAAACAAGAATAAAAAAATAGAAGAACTACTAGAGAGAATAAACAACCCACTAAAAAAAATGAGAGGAGATGGTGATTTATGAGTAATGAAAAAACACTAGAAAGTGCAATACAAACATTTAGAGATGGAATTAAACAAAGCGACTATGTAAAGCTTGGTGCAAAAGGTGAATATTTAACAGTTCCTTATCGTATTAAGTTTGTAAGAGAATATTTTGGAAATAGATTACAAATTTTAACATTTAGTAGTGAGTTGGCCAATGGCTCTACAAAATTTAGAGCAAGTGTATTTTTGGATGGCAAAGAATTAAGTGTTGGTGAGTCTAAAATGATGGTCAATAGAGATAAGGAATTTGAAAAAGCACAAACAGTTAGTATTGGTAGAGCATTATCTATACTTGGATTTATGGGTAATGAGATTGCAACAGCAGAGGAGATTGAGGATTTTGTAAAAGGTAAAGAAATAAAACCAATTGCTAAACCCAATGGTAAAGAAGTTGTTAAAGAATTTAATGTTGAAGAATTTGCTAATGAATGGATTGGTAAATTAGAAAAACAAGCAAAGCTATCAACTAGCGTTAATAAATTTGAACAAGGTATTCAAAGTTTATCAAAAGAATACACAAAAGAATTAGAACAACTTTATCTTGATCCTATTCAAGATGTTAAGGTTGCTAATAAATACAACAAACTAAAAAATACAATACAAGAAAGAAAATCTAATGGACAATAAATACGATAATCAAATCGCACTTTGGAAAAGACAACCTAGAGAAAACGATAAGCCTGGTACTAAATATCCACACTACACAGGCAAAGCTACTATCAATGGTCAACCTAAACAAGCTGCGGCTTGGTTGAACACCGATAAATCAAAAGACACCCAACCTGATATTAGTATCAAGTTAAGTGAACCAAACGCTAACAAACAAGAGGAAGCACCGTTCTAATGCAAAATGAAAGTGTAAATCCTGATCATTATAAAAAGGCAATCCAAACTTGCGATGCGATCTTAAGTCAACAAACGCATGAAGAAAACATTGGTTACTTAAAGGGTGCTGGTCTAAAGCACCTTTTTCGTTTTGGTCAAAAACATGGAACTTCGATTGATAGTATCATTATGGATTTGGAAAAGTGTCTTTGGTATTTAAAAAAATTATTGAATTACCTAAGAGCCTTAAAAGAAGATGGCCATGATATTAGGCAATCACAAGAAAACGTAACAAATTTATTTAAGGATAAAGACGAATGAAAATTAGAAATGGAAATGGAAATGGTCATCAAATCTATTTGAGTCAAATCAAGTTAGATGTATTGAAATTTATTAAAAGGTTTATTGAGCAACATGAATATAGCCCAACCTATAAAGAAATTTCTACGAAATTTAAATTTTCTAGGGCTAGAGCTGGTGCGATTATATCAGAATTATACAAACTAAATTTGATTAGCAAAAGCAATCAAGCACAAAGAAATATTGAGTTAAGTAATAATCAATTGGAAAAAATTTCAATGCTTAAAGTTAATAAAAGTTATTCAACAATGGATTTAAGACGATGAGTAAAGTCGTAAAAGAAAGTTTTTATGAGGCCAATTTTAAGGTCGATGAGGAATTTGAAAGTGTGGAAAAAGCACATTTATCAAATAGCCCAAGTGAAAACGCTAGGGTTAAAGTTCTTGATTTAAAATTAGACAAATCAAGAATTAAATTAACTAACGATGAGGAGTCTAAAGAGGATGGCTTTAAGTAATAGTCTTATAAGAAGATATGCCAAACTTCAAAAATTGCATGACGAAATCATGAAACCAGCGAAGAATAAAGGTCGTCAATGTGTTCACACATTAAATGCAAAAAAGAAGTATGACAAAACTTATAGGCAGATTGTTGGCACAGAGAATGAAGATGCAAAATTCATTTATTCTAGTGGCTAATTAACAATGAACTTAAAAGTTGTAAAAAACTCTAGGCCACTTGTCCGCCAAATTTAAGGAGAGAGGAATGAATAGACCATACAAAGCTTACAAAAAAACAGAAGAAGAAACTAAACTTAATAAAGAGATAGGAAAAAAAATTAAAGAAGCAAGATTAAACCATTTAGTTTATGTTGGTGAGATAGTAGATGGTGAATTTTTAGGAACTTATAAACCTAGAAAAAAATTAGTAACACAAACCGAATTATCAAAACAAATCGGCGTAACTTTTCAACAAATCCAAAAATATGAGAAAGGTGCAAATGGTCTTAGCTCTACAAAACTTTTAAAAATAAGTAAATTTTTTAATAAGCCACTTGAATACTTTACAGGTGATGCAACAGAA